GACGCCGGTTATTTCCAGATTCAACAGTCCCAAAGTCTTCCAGCTTGCCAGGTTATCCCGGTCAACCATGAGGCTTTTGAGCGGCAGGGCCAGGACCTCCGCCGCATCGGCGAATTCCTGAAAGGTCGGGGTCTGTCCATCGCCCAGGATGCCGGACAGTTCTACGAAGACCACCAGGGAAAGATTCAGCTTATTCCTGGTGATCAGGTTGTCCTCTTCCGAATCTTCCGGCTCCTCCCAAAAAAACAGGGCCGGGGCCGGGCACAGCAAGGCTCCAGCCTCATCAGTAGCTTTCAGGTCAAAAGGCAGATCGAATTCCCGGCGCACCGTGGCGATCTCCGGCAACCCGGCGCGCAATGCCACCTCCATGGCCTTCAGCAGATTGGTTTTGACCGGCTCGCTCATAGATTACTCAGCAGGCAGCTCTTTTTCAGGGCCGCCAGGTAAATCGGCTTCAGGTAGGCCAGCACCCGGGCCGGGTCGAGGCGCTTCCGGATGATGACCGACTCCTTCAGGATAAAAAGCGGAATCAGAGTCTGTTTGCCGAATTTCTCTCCCGCCGCCCGCCGCTGCCGCAAGCCGCCGCCGGTCCCGGCCCCGCTCCAGCCGGCCTTGCCCCAGATGATGCCGCCAAAGATCACCGTGCCGCCATATTGCTTCGGCCCCACCGGGTGCCCCCGGAAGGTTTTGACAAAATCCGTGGGAATTGCTAAAAACCCGCCCTTCTTTTTGGGTTCTATGGGAGTCTTCCCCATCCCGATATGCGCCGCGGCCTATTTCGTCGGGGCATAAAGCGCCGCCTCCAGGATAGTCCCCTGTAACTTGATGGGCCGCCGCACATAGGGCATGCCCCGGGTGCGCCGCTTCAACGGTTCCTGGGCCCGGAGCCAATCCCGCCCCTGGGTGAGGGTATCCCAGAGGATATCCCCCACCCGCTTCGGGAGTAACTCCGCCAGCTTATCCAGCGTGGCGATGGGGTCGCGGTCGGCCATAAAAGTACCGGTTTAACTCAGGGTCGCCTTGGCGGCGAACTGCCAGTAGCCGTAGCCCACATTGCACGACCGCTTGATCCCGAACTGCTGGCGGTCGGTATCGTGTTCATATTCCGAGCCGGCACCCTTGATGCTGATCTTGATGCCATACTCTTCCTGGAAGATCAGAGGTTTGGCCCGGCCATCGATGCGGAAAATAGCGAAGTCGGTCGTCCAATCCAGATAAGGATTGGGGACGATGCGCAGGTTGATCCCCATCTTGGCGGCCGAGGCCAGCAAAGGATTATCGGCCAGGCCAGTCATATTGCTTCCCAGGCTGATATTGGCAGGCCCCACCGACGCCAGCCACAGTGGCACCGGCACCATCAACAGGAAATTCCGGGCCGTGCCGTTCATGGGCCGTCCCTGGTCATCCTTGAGGCCATACATATAGCCGATGACTCCCAGCACCGCCTGAGTCATCTCCACCGGGGTGGGCGCCGTGGCAGTGCCCACATTCAGGGCCGGGACCTCAGTATTGGTCAATAGATTTTTCTGGGCCGCCACCTTATCGGTCCCCGGATGGGCGGCGCCGAAGAAGGATTCGCCGTCATAACAGAGGGCCGAATCCCCCAGGTCAATGACCCCTGAGGCCAGTAATTCGATATACTGATTGGCACCCTCGGCCATTTCCTGGATGCGCAACCGGATCTGGTCGCCTAGACCACGGTTGAGATCATCGACTTCCACATCCATGGTGGCCTCGAATTTTTCATTATCGAGGCTGTAGGCTTCCGGCCGCAGACCCTGGATATGGCGGCCACCCACCCATTTCCGCATCATGGGGGTGGCACCCAGCCATTTATATTGCTCGGTTTTTTGCCGGCTGTCGGTGACCGGAAAACAAATCAAGGGCCACCACATGGCGGCCAGACTGGCCTCCAGGGTCTGGTAAAAATCGCCGATAAACCCTCGCAAACTTACAGGACCATATTGTTCAGGCATGGCTAAAACCTCCTATTGTTTCTGCCCGCTCTTACGAGGAGGCATTGATCCCGGCGGCCTCACCATTGGCCAGGATGGCATTGACTTTGGCGGCGATGGTGTTCAGGGCATTGGCGATTTTGGTGGTGTCCGGGTCGCCGGTGGTCTCCAAATCGGTGTTGACATAATCGGCCTTGGTGTCGGCGATATGGTCCTGGGGCACATCCAGGGGCGACTCATCAGAGGCCGGGATGAATTCCACCACCGCCAGGTTGGTGTCCACATAGCGCGCCACCTTACCCACCAGGGCATTGGCACCCCCATTGCTGGTCAAGGCCAGGGTGTTGTTATCCGAAGCCCAGACCCATTTACCCACATCCGTGAGGGCCACCCCGGTCAGGGTCACTTGGGCCCGGTAACGCCCGGTATGGAGTAGGACATTAATAGCCCCGGCCCCGCCGTTGACATTATTGGCCTCCGCCGCCGCATGGCCCAAAAAAATGGCCCCCAAGGTGGTGGTGGCCCGTCCCGCGGCGTCGGCAAAGACCATAGAACCCCGGTAAAGATCTTCACCCGCGGCGACCGGACATTCATTGCGATCGCCGATTTCCAATTCCAACGGCACATTGCCTGATGCAGCCATGATATTCCTCCTTTTTAACCGGTAATGGCCGGGTTATTTGCCCACTTGTTTGATATCGTCGGCCTCTTCATGCCGCTTATAGATGAGGTAATTTTCAAACTTGCCGAAGAATTCGGCCCGCAGTTTGGCGTCCTTATCCCATTCCGCCTTGGCCCGGGTTTCCAGTGAGGCTCCTTGACCTTCCTGCTCATGGGTTTCGGTCGTTACCGGATCGGTGCCCAAGGGCGGCGGCATGGCCCCGTGCATGGCCTTCAGGGCTTCGGCCTTCGCCTGCTCATGACTGACCAGGAAAAGTTCCAGGGCCTCCACGTGCGCGGTGCCATTTTCCAAGACTTGCAGCAATAAACCCTGGCCACCGGCGGCCTTGAAGATCTTGATCACCCGTTCCCGCTCCTCCTTGATCCCCGCCTCCTTCCCGGCCTGCGTCGCCGCATCTTTGCCTTCCTCGGCCCCCAGGGCCTTGACCTCGGCGAACAACTCCGGGTGCTGACTTTCCAAAGTTGCTTTATCCATGTTCATTCCTCCTTGCCCCGGTTTCGAGGCCATTGATTTGGCGAGCGCCAAGGCGTCGTCAAAAGTGCCGATTTGATCCACCAAACCTGCATCCAGGGCCTGCTGGCCGATAAAAAGGCGGCCATCGCCCATGTCCTGATTGACAGTTTCCGGGTCCTGACCGCGATGGGCGGCCACGGCATTCACAAACAGGTCCATGAGATAATCCGTGCGCCCTTGCAAAACCTGTTGATCTTCCGGGCTTAAGGGGCCGGTATCGCTACCGACGTTTTTATATTTCCCCGAATAAATCACGGTGCGTTTGAGGCCCATCATGGCATCCTGGGCCGAGCGGTCGGTATGCACGACCCGCACCCCGATGCTGCCGATGTGGGAAATTGGGGGGGCCACTATCCTTCCGGCAGCCGAACCGATCCAGTAGGCGCCGCTGGCCATTTGACCATCGGCAAAGGCTACTACCGGCTTTTGCTCCCGAACGGCCAACACGGCATCCCCGGCAGTCATAACCCCATCCACTGAGCCGCCGGGGGAATCGATTTGTAGCAGAATCGCCTTAATATTCGGATCCGCTGCGGCCTGCCGGATATCGGCGGCCAAAAGTTCGTAGCTGGTGCCTCCGGAGGTTTTCATAAAGATGTTCATGCGTTTATCCAGAATGCCCATGACCGGAATCACCGCCACGCCGTCCTGTACCTGGTAGGATTCCCAAGCCTTTAGGCCACTCTTGCCGGTTGCAGCCTCGGGCCAGGAAATTTGCTTACCTTCCAGAATGGATGTGGCCAGGGCCACCAATTCATCCATTTTGGCGGAGGTGAGGGCCCAGCACTTGCCGAAGAAATCAGCGGCCAGCAGAGGATAAGATTCGCCCTTTTCCTTGGCGGGTTTATCCAGGCCCAGGGCCCGGCGGTGCGCCTGGAGATGGGTCTTCACCGCGGGGGAAGCCTGCTGGTCAGACCGGGCGCCATTGGCCGCGGCCCAGGCGGCATCCAGGCCGCCTTTATGCAGGTACATGATGCCGTCGGTCCAGATGCCGTTGTCATCCTTCTTGGTGCCCCCCTTGATCCAGTGATGGGGATAGCCCCAGGTGGATTTTTTTTCGGGTTCGCCCGGATCGGCGAAGGCCTCCCGGGGCAGGGCGGCTTTATCCACGGTCCCCCAATCGGGCTCATTATTCGCCAGAGTGTTATTATGCCGGAATGGCATTTCAGGTCCCCTCCTGCTCTCGGGATGCCGCGGCGATCTGGGCCAGATAGCCCAGGATGGCAATCAAAGGCGCCTGGGCCTGGCCGTCGCTGGCCATTTGCTCTTCCTTGACCGGATCCATATCGGTTAACTGGGACCCGATGCCCCGAATGGACTTGGGCACCAGGAAAGTCAGCCCCAGGGCATCGGCATATTTCTTCTCCTGCACCAACTGTTCAAAGACATCCTCCCAATCCTTGCCCTGGCCCGCCAGTTCATCGGCATAGGTAGAGAGGCCGGCATGGATGGCGGCAATGGAGGCGCCGATTTCTTTTACCGGATCCACCCAGCCCCAGCCGCCCCCGATCCACTGAGCCCGGCAATATTCTTCCTGGTTTTCATAAAAATCTTTGGCCTGAAATTTCCCGGCCAGACATGCCTCCTCCAGGATCAACTCCCAGATGGGCTGGCAAAATTCCCAGCCAAACCAGGCCCGCAGGAACATGAACCAGCGCCGGGCTTCCAACAGGGCGGCCCGGGCGCTGCTATAATTGGTTTTGGAAAAATCCTTGATCAGCAATTCATACGGCATGCCTTGGCTGGCTCCCAGGATGCGCAGGCCGATTTCCATAAAACTGGCAAAACTCTCATGCACCCCCTTGGGGTCAATCATATCGGCCTTTTCGCCGATGCCCAGCCGCAGAATTGAACCGGGTTCCCAGATTTCCTTGGGTCTGCCGTCTCTTCCGGTTAAACCTGTTCCACTGGTGGAAGGAATAAAACCCTGGGGGTCGGAGGTGGTGATAATCAAGGAAACGAAGGCCGCTAACTTGGCGGTCACCACCGCGGCGGAGAAATAATCCGACAGGTACTTAAATTGCGCCAGGGCCGGCGCCAGGAAAGGAATGCCCCGCAGTTGGCCGGGCCGTTTCCTGAGAAAATTATGCAGAACCAGCGGGCGCCCGCGGCTGTCCCGGGCCGGAATCCCGACCCATTCATAGCGGGGCAGTTCATAGTCATTGGTGGTCAGATTCGGCTTGCGGATCCAATATTGCTGCGGCTCCTTGGTGTTCTGGTCCAACTCAATGCCCTGGAAGACCCCCTGCCGAAAGAAGGTGGAACCTCCCAGGCGGTCGGCCTCAATCAATTCCACCCCCCGCTTCAGATACCGCCAGGGTTCGGGCCTACCCGGGAGGTTGGCCATAATTTCGCCATCCTCAACAATCTTGCGAAAGGCCAGGGCCTGTTTGTTGCGAAATTGTTCCTGCTTCTGCCACCGGTCGAAAACCCCTTCCGCCTGGCTCCGCAAGGCCTGGGCCTCTTCTTCCGAGATCCCCAATTCCTTGGCCCGTAACCGGCTCTGGGGCTGCAAACCCTGGCCGATGACATTCACGGTCAGAGTATCGGTGATCCCCGAGGCCACCGGATTGTTGCGGTTGAGTTCCTGGGTGCGCTCCCTGAGGGTTTGCAGCTCGAACTTATCCGGGTTGACAATGCCCAGGGATTGGGTCAGCCAGTCGGAGAGAAGCCGGGTGGTGTCCGCGCCGCGAAATTGCGTCGCGGCCTCAAAGCGCAACCGGGCCGTTTGCCGCCGCGCCGCCCAGAATGGCGAGACATAAGCAATGGCCCGATCCAGTCTGGTGCTCCTGGAAAGTGAAGGCCGGGCCATTAAAGTTCGCTCCCAAAGATCACCTGCGTAACCATGCCCCCCTGGCGATTCATGAGAATTTCCCGCTCCTTGCTGAGCAATTCCAGATATTCCTTGATGTCCCGGACCGCCCCTCTCTGAATATGCACCCCAGGAGCCGAACCGGTCGGCATCGAAATCTGTTGTTTCATGGAATTTTTCAAATAGTCTCTGACTTCTGTGATTTCGGCGTCATATTCGGCGACAGTATCGAAGAGCATGCCAGCCCCAATAAAAAACCGGATGTTTCCTCAGAGGATACACCCGGTTTTTGGGCCGATTTGGTCTTTGATCGTCTATGGTCGCATATGATCGTCTATGGTCGCAAAAGTGATAACTTTTTGCCCATTTTTTTCTTGACAGATTTTTTGCCCTTTATTCATGCGGGTTTCCGGGTTCACTATTCGGCTCGAATTGCTTAATTGTGAATATTATTGATATTTAGATTTTTTTTACTGTTTTTCCCCCTCGGTTTAACCAATTTTGAAGACCTTGGAAAATTAGGGTTACCGCGGCCCCTTTTTAGTAAATCTTGCCGCCACTTCGTAATTAATCCAATGTCTGATTCCCAAACCCCTGAAATCAACTTGGCCGGGAAACCTAATTCTATAATCCATTTTTCCACCGTTGACCAGGAGCGCCCTACAAAATTACAAATTGCCTTTTTCCCGGTCAAAAAATGGACTGTCATCTTTTTATCCCCCTATTTTAAGAAATTGCCCCATGGCCGCCCCGTCAGAGGATTGATTGCCGCCTCCTCTGGCATCGGCTTGGCCGGGACTGGCATAGGCAGCACCTCCAGCCCTCCCCAGCATTCCGGGTCGGCCATGGCCGCGGCATAGATGGTGCTGTCCAGGTAATGATTGGGCTGGTTGCCCTGCTGCCGCCAGAACCATTGCCTTTTTTTCTGGTCCCATTCCCGGGCCTCGGCGGTGAGTTGCCGGGCGAAGTCCTCCCCGGCCTTTCCGTGGAAGCGCACCCGGCCCGCTTCCACCCGGGCCCAGAAGCTGTCCTTGAGCTTATTGGTGTCCAGTATCCACAGGCGCAACCCGCCGGCAATCGCCTTGCCGCCCGGCATCTTTTCAATGACGCTGTGCTGCAGCTTATTGGGGCCGCGAAAACCTTCCGAGGCCCCCTTGATCCCCCAGACCCGGCCATTGCAGAGCGGCGAGCGCAGCCATTGATAGGCTTGTTCGGTCAAGGAGGCGTCGCCTTCCTGGCCCCGGCCGCCGCCGGTATCCAGGGCCGCCCGCCAGATGCGGTAAATCAGGCTGCCATCCCGGTTATGATAGACATCCCGGAACAGCCAATCTTCCAGTTCCTGAAAATCCGCCAGCCAGCCATAACGGATGAGGTGCTGGTTGTAGAGCCGGGGCTGGACCCGTTCCCAACCCCAGACACTCACCGC